ACAGATACACGGCCAGCCGCTTGTTGACTTGATTGATCCAGTTATGTGGTGTGTTCTCGTGCGCGCCTAAACGCTCCGCGATCTGTTCGTAAGTCTTGCCCTCGATGTACTTTAACTTGAAAGCCACCATCTTCTGATCTTCGCCGACCGCCGCGTAGTCCTGCGCGATCTGTTCCAGCGCTGCGTCTATTCGGCTTAGCAGGCGTCGCGTGTCCTCTTTACCCTCCTGGTCCTCCGGCTGCACCTGCGAGTCTACATAGGCCTGCATGGCTCTGTAATTCGCCATCAGTGCTTTGGTTTTCTTGACCGCTTCGTTTTTCTTCTTGTGCGCCATTTTTCCCTCCTTTCGCCCAGCGTTTGCTTAGCCGTGATGACCAGCAAACACAGCGCAAGCAGTATTACCCCTGCCACCACTGCCGTGGCGGCTAATAGCAGCAAGTGGATCAGCAGACGGAACAGCAGCAAATTAGCCACGGCCAGGTACTCAGCCATTCCGGTCACCGTCCTTGATCTGTTTGGCTTTGCCCACCGTGATCAGCAGTGCTGGTACATCTCCTCCGAAAACGAATTTGAAGCCTTTGATCTGGTGACGCCACATCGCTACACCCCGCATTTGAATAACACCAAGCTGAACTTCTGCGCCCGGATCAAACTGGGCAAGGTAGCCTTGCAGGTCTGCCACCTTGAGCGTTTCTGTTCTTTTCTTATTCCACAGGTGCTTTCTAATCGTTTTCATGCTTGTCGCTCCTCATCGTATGCTATTTCCGTACAGTACCTTGCCAGTTCATCATGAAGCGACTGTGGAATTTGCGTTGACAGTTCTATGATCTGTGTTTTTGGCTTACATTTGGTGCACCACTCTTCCATGTTGTCATGGCCCATTCCCATTAGGGCGTATTGGCCGTAAATGGTCATGCGCTGCCAACACACATCGCAGTGGTAACATTGCTCGCAGGTCATTGTGCCACCTCCAAATTCTTTGCAGTTGACTGCAAAACGGAAATAACGGCGGCGGAGAGCTTGTCTCCGGTGGCCGGATCCTTGGCATTGATCTTGCCGATCAGCTCCTGTACCTTGGCCGCTGTCTGCTGCAGTTCGGTGAAGTACACCCGGCAGGCGGCTACATCCGTGTCTGCGCCCGCTGCCTTGGCTTGCCGAACAGCGGCGTCCAACTTGGTGGTGCTGCTGTCCAACTGCCGTTCCAGGTCTGCCTTTTCCTGCTCCAGCTTTTCTACAGCGGCTTTGGCTTTCTTCTCGGCGTCTGCCTTTGCCGTTGCCAGCTTAGCTTTGTAATCCTTTGCGGCTTCCTTTTCCGCTTCCTTTCGGATCGCCTCCGGATCCGGCGCTGCGTCGGCCCGCCGTTGCAATTCTTCCAGCTGGGCGCTGTACTTGGCTCTTACTTCCTGCTCAATGGAAGAACGGAGCGCGTCCGTGTCCACCGGCTCCGGTGCTTCGCTTAATTCGCTCTGTGCCTGGCCAAGATCGAAGGTCAGCTGTTCCGTCTGCTTCTTGTAGCGTTCTACCTCAGCCTTTAACTCCCTGACTGTGGCACTTTCCAGGTCCACATCGGCCGCGAACTCTTCCCGCTCATAACTGCTGATTTGAGAGATCAGCTCCAGCTTGGTGATCCCCAGGTCGGCGTGGTCGGCCATATACTTCTGGCCCAGCTTTTCGTATGCTGATATGTAGGAATAGGCTTGCCGCTGCTTAATGCCGCAGGCTTGCTCGGCGTACTCCTCGAATGTGTCATAGCCCAGCTCCGTGTATAGTCCCTCATCCCGCATAGTCTTAAGATCGTGGCACACATCTACCAGTGCTCTGGCCATTACCTGGCCATTGGCCAGGATCCGGGCGTGGGTGTCGTAGGCTTTCTGTGTGGTGGGCGTTACTTCTTGCATTGTAGTGATTTGGTTATCCATAAGTCCTCCTTAACTGACTGCTTTCGTTTTTCTGTTCGACTTTAGGTAGGCAAGCCATGCTTGCATAAACTCCTGCACATCCGGCGGTGCAGGTCGGTTGTGATCGGCTCTGCACTGAACAACAGTGCCGTCCTTGAATTCTACGGTCACATAGGACTGATCCGGGTCCGACTGCTTTCGGACGAAAAGTATATCCGTCTTTCTGTCCAGGTATTTTTCTGTGTAACAGGAGTACACGCAGTTGTGCTGGGCACAGCCCTCTTTTAGCAGATCCTCCGGTCCCTCGGCCGGCCGAATGAACAGCCCGCTGCAGGCGTATGTATATTTTCGTTTCAACTTTGGCAGATCCTTAGCTAACTTCTTTGCTCGCTCAGCTTGCTCTTTTGCTTTCTTTTCATTAGCTCGGCGTGTCAATTCTTCGGAATACTGCCGGTGCAGATCTCGCAGATTCTGCGGCACGGCTACCTCTTTACGGTTAACATCCAGGCCCAACCGCCTGCACTGATCCAGATAGTCGCTGTAATCTGAGAGCGCATTTGTTGGCGTTCCATATCCCGCTGCCTGCCGGTTTACCCAGTTTACCGCCTTTTGCGGAGATAGGTGCTGCCGCAAAACATCAAGCGCCTTGTAGCATTTTCGTTGGCTCCAGCTGTATTGAAACGCAAGAAAAAATAGAATATTTTTATCTGTCATTTTGCAGCCGTATTTTTTCAGTGCCGCTGTTGCTCTGAGTGTTGAACAGCAAATCTTGTATTTTGCTTTTATCATGCGGTACTCCGGCTTGGTCAGTCGCATTGCCTTGTACGGCACCACTTGCTTGTAGTCCAGACCGGCTGTACAATTCCACTCCACCTGTTCGGCTACCAAGTCGCTGTTGCCCTCTTTGATCAGACGCTCTGTAAGCACCGGGTACCGGCTATATTGATACAGTAACCCAAGCAGGTTGACCGGGTAGTTGGCTATAGCGCTACGGTACAGTTGCTGCGCACATTCGTGGTATGTCTCCCATGGCAGATAGCGTAGGTTACTTTTCTCCAGCGCCTCTTCAAAGCCCAGCAGCTTTGCTCCCTCTCCCTCTGTGCACTTCCAACTGTTGTGATCCAGTTTGGCTGGCTCCACCGTGCACGGCAGTTTGCGTGTTGGCTTTTGTTTTACGCTGATGAACATATCGTCACAATAGTAACTGCGTTCAGCCACGAAGTGCTGCCCAAGATTGAAGTATGCGGCGTACAGCAGTCCGCCCATTTCTGGCGCGGCCTTAAAGCCGTATCTATAGTCTTCGTACACC